GTTAACGGCATTAACGTTTGTGTGCCGTTGCATGTTGTTTTTGGTGAGCACCCTTTTTGATTGGTCCCCCCGACCAGGATGATTTTGACGCGTTTCTGCAGGTTTTTCCTCGTGCGCGCCAGGTCGGTGGGGAGTTGGTAGGTGTTCCCAACCCGCTTAAAATGCTGGAGACCAAACTTGGTCCCAGCGTTCTTCGTGATTACTTTATTTCTGTTGGCCTTGAGACCGATTATTATGTTCCTGTTGAGTTTTCTCCTGAAGTTTTTGACAAAGACGTTGCTAAGTACCGTAAAAAGAATTGTGTTTGCCCTCTCATTGAAATGTTTCATGAGAAGTTGGTAGATTACTTTTCTGATGTGCGTGATACCTGCAGTCCTTGTTTTGAACCTTCTAAGTTGATTTCTCAAATACCTGGTCCGTCTTCGTCTGGTTTTGAAGCTGCTCATTTTGGTATCACGAAGGGAGCTATATGTGATGCGTATGAGCTCCACCCTGGGTCTTCTGGCCTAGATGATGCTTTACGTTGGATTTTGCATAATCCTCAAGATACTACGTATGCGTCTATTGCAGCGAAAGATGAGTTGCGTGCTGCCTCTAAAGTTTATGAGTCTAAGGTTCGCTCTTTTCTTGTTATGTCCTTTCGTCACTATGTGGGGAGTTTAGCTTTGTATTTTGATCATCATGATGTTCTTTCGGAGAAATTCCGTCGTGAGCGTCGTTTTGGCAATTCTACTAATGTTTACACCTCGTATGGTGCTGATAGGTATCACTTGGAACTTGAGCGTGTCTTGGGCCTTCTTATGGATACGGTTGCTTCTCGTGACGCTGTTAAGTGGGATGGCACTTTGTTGGCCTCCCTCTTGGAAGTTTGTTGCCACATTTTATGGTTAATGTTTCTTCCGAAACATCGCACCTATAATAATTGGGTGCGCCACCTTTATATTACTAGGTGGTTAATAAATACGGCTTATTTGTATAATGGCCGCTTGTGGTTCAAAGAGCGTGGTATGCCTAGTGGTGCGTTTCATACGCTAATGATTAACACTATTTATCACATTGCTATTTGCTTGTTAGAACACGACATCTTTCCGCTCCTTGTGAGTCTTATTCTTGGCGACGATCGTGTTTCCTCTGGGGAACTCGACGTTGAACTTGAACGTAAACTTTACGAGGCTTGCGGAGTTGAGATTGAGTATGTTCCTGGCTTTGCTTTTTTGCAGTGTGATCATTATGTTGTCAATGGTTACCACGTTATTGTTCCGTCTGTTGACAAGGTTGTCGCGTCTTTGGCGTGGCGCTCTCGTTGTGACTTTCCGGGTGGCATGGTTGAGATGGAGTCTGCTTACGTTCGCTGTTGTGCTATGCGTAATCTCCTCTGGCCCGTCCCTGCTTCCTGCAATGTTGTTGAGGGTGCTATTTCTTATTTGCTCGATCGCTTAGTTGATGGTATCCCCTTCTCTAAGACCCAAACTTATCTTCGGGTCCGCAATAATTATCTTACTGACTTACAACTCCATGCGTTGTGGTTCGTTGATGTTCGCCGTGAGGGTCTTTGTTACCCCGCGGCGCTCTTGCAGTTTTTAAATGAGGGTTTTTAAAGTAATATGTGTGTCCCTTTTAATACGAGTTTTATGCTGCCATTTGAGTGGCGCTACGAACCCGTTACTGCTTTTAGAGTACATTTTACGTACCTTCCAATGTTTGTTGATGTCGCAAAAGAAAGTTGCGAAGGAGGTGAAGAAGGATCTGGCGAAGGATCTATCTCGAATGAGTGTCCGCTCTGCCACCGGCCCTTCGGCCAAGAAGATGGCCAGAAAGTCGGAAAAGAGGGGCTTCAAGGCCCAACTGAGGGGGGAGCAGAAGCTGGGTCTCCCGTTCCAGAAGGCTCTCCGGGGCAAGATGATGTCGCTTCAGTACCTGACGTGTGTGATGAACCCGTCGGGTCAGAATGCGTGCAGGATGCCGGACGATCGTACTACGATGCATACGGGCCTGCTTACGCCGTGTCAATCCGGGACGCTTGGCACAGCAGCCGGCGTCATTAATACCAGTATTGGTATTAATATTGTTCCTGGGTGGGAGACTTGTGTTGTCAACCCCCTCGGTGTGATTTCCTGGGGTACAGTTTCGCTGTACGCGCTGGGTTTTGGTCGTCAGTTTACGACCTATGCTGGACTTGGTGTTGACCTCGTTACCTCTTACCGCTGGGTAGGACTCGCTTTTGAGATTCGCGCTCTTGAGGCTCCATTGACTGCCACTGGTTACATCTGCTCTGCAGTTGTGCCCGGTGCTGCGCTGGGCCTCAACACGATTCTCCCTGTCTCTGCTCTTTCGCAGTATCCTGGTGCGAAGATCTGCACCATGTCCGAGATGCTCGCCAATGGCGGTGTCTATCGGGATTTCATGACTTTTGCTCCGAATCAGATCATTGAGCCAGTTGCTGGCCCTTTCAATGCTTTGGATCAGTTGTTTGATCCCTTTGGTTTTCGGCAGCGTGATGCTGCCCCAACCAGCACCATGCCGCGTCTTCAGCTTTCTATTGAAGGCTTGGTCGGTAACGCTGCAGCAGTCACTCGTTTTGCTTTGACTGTTTATGGCGTCCTCGAGTTTCAGGCCAACAATGCGATTTTGCTGTCGCTCGGTATGGGTAGTGACCATCGTCCTCCTCAGTCTGCTTCTGCTTTGCAGGAGGATGCTGCAGGTTCCGTTGGTGACCACTATTCTGGTGTGTTGCCGCCGGATAAGTTGACTGCAGGTCCTCAGGACGTGTACAAGACGTTGGCCACTCTTGAGCCGCCTGGTAAGGAGTCCAGTTTCCTGTCTGATGCCGCCAGCAATATCAAAGAGGC